GGAAGGGATTCGAACCCTCGAGACGGTTCCCCGTCTGCACCCTTAGCAGGGGCGTGCCTTCGACCACTCGGCCACCTCTCCGTGCCCTGCGTTTACGGGCGTTTCGCCCATTGTGCAAGTGCCCTTAGTTTTGAGTGTCACCAGTTATGCACCAGTGTCACAGCCGGTCGATGGTGCCAGCCAATTCGTCCACGTTCACATGGACATAGCGCATCACCATCTTCTCCGACTTCCAGCCACCTAGACGCATCAGCGCACTGATGTCTCGGTTAGCTTGGTAGTGCCACGTCGCCCAAGAGTGACGGGTCATATGCGGGTTCACCTTGCCAAGGCCAGCCGCTGTAGCAGCAGCTTGGAAGCCATTGTCTATACGTGCACCTGCACTCTCTACAGTGCCATCCGGCTTGACCCGGAGTGGCTTATAGGGCGTGCCTCTAGGTGTATGGAACACCGGGCCTTCCCTATGGTTCACACCTCGTAGCTGCTCGATGATCGAGGGATGCAGCGGCACGCCGCGTTCCTCCCCGTTCTTCGTCTTGCTAAAGATCACGATGCGGCGATCTAGGTCCACTTGGGACCAGTCGAGGAATATTGCCTCAGCGCAGCGACAGCCGGTGTAGAACATGAACGTCAGCAGCGGCTTCATATGCCCGCTGTGTTCGATCAGCCTAAGCGCCTGCTCTTTGCGCAGCCATTCAATCGTCCCCTTCGGTTGCTTGGGGCGCTTGATGACTGGCTTGCTGCACCACTTGAGTTGCGCAGCCGTGGTCATCACTGCCATGATGGGCGTGTACACCTGACGGTTGCGGGTAGCGTTGGAGGCCCGAGGATAGAGCTTGCGTGCACATCTATCGATGCGCTCTTGATCTATCGTCGTCAGCTTGTCGTCGCCCATCTCTTTGATGACGGGCAACAAATACCGCTTACTTCCACCACCTTCTAGGTAGTGTTCCGCTGCTGCCGAGAACGTAGCTGTAACCGACTTCCCATATATAGCCTCGTCGTGTATCTCGCGCTCACGCTTGAGCCTGTACGCTTCGGCTAGCTTGTAGTCAGTAGTTTCAGTAGTCTCGTCGTAGCGCCTGCCGTTGATCGTCCCACGGATGTACCACGGGATGCGGCCCGGTTTCTTAAGGGTCTTGAGCGGCATAGTGCTTCCTCTCTCAACGCTGTCTGTATTGCTGCGATGTCCTCCGCTGTGAACAGCTTGCGCCGTCCGTTGCAGTAGTAATGTGGGTGCCGGTGCACAATGTCGTGCATGGCTCGAATACTCACTCGGAGTTCGTTAGCTGCTTCACTGAACGATAGTGCTGGCATATAGAGACACACCGTACGCCCACGGTGTGTCCACTATGCTAGCCTGCGATGGCAGTAGCATTGTGCCGCCGGATACGGTTCACATCACCGGCGAGCTTCTTCTTCTGCAATCCGACCATACCGCTACGGTCGAACCGGCTGACGTTGCCATCATGCGTCACGATCAGTTCATCGTGTGCAGCCCCGATACGCAGCGTCAGACCAATGTGCTTCGACATGCTATTCACTTCCCCTGATTGTACGCCGTTGGCCTAGTGGCAAGGTCAACTCCTGAGCGCACACCGAATGCCGGACCCGTCCACTGGTACGGCATGCAGAGAGCGTTCTCTATACGTCAAGGGCGTCAGCATGAGCCCGGATGCTGCTGGCAAACGGGCCGTGCGCTTCCCCATCGGGGAGGCACCCTGGCAGGCATGCCCACCAGTACCAGCCGGGAGCAACAGGGTTGCCCTCAGCATCGAAGTTACGCGGATCGTCAGACCACGGGCCTGTGTCCGCATCATCCCAGAACACCTCAAAGCCACCGCCTGTTGGGAACGGGTGGTAGCCCGACATACTGTCGAAGACTTTCGCCTCTTCGGGGCGCACAGTCCCGATCATCATATCGCATAGCCCTTGGCCCACATCGCCAGTTTGTGGCGTATCTGGTCCTCGCTCAGGTGGCCCGGAAACCGGCTGTAGCCATGCAGGGTCCACACGTCAGTGAACCGGCCGGATGGCACCTGCTCAGTGCCAGCGTTCGTCACATGCTTGAACTGCATCACTGCACCCCGCATGCATCGAGGAAGCGCTGCCGCTTGAACTCAGGGTTCTGCGAGGCGCAGTACGTGGCCAGAGCCTGCGCCACATCGTACAGGGCATCGTGATAGCCCTGCTTGCGTTCGCTAGACAGCAGGGAGCTATCCAGCACATGCCGCCGATCATTGAGGCAATCGGCAATGCCTTGGAACTGCTTGCGGCTCATTGCCATGTCATGCCTCCACTGGCTCACCACGAAGTACCCACTTCGTCATGGTGCATTTGAACTCGGGTGCCGGGTAGCGCTTGCGGGTGTCCTCAAGGAACAGCAGCGCCTCGTCCGGTAGCGGCGTGCCGATGAACACGTTCACGAAGTGCACATAGCGCAGCTTCTCTTTGTCCGTGTGCGGCCACAGTGTCTCGCCGTCATAGTTACGAGACACATTGATATGATAGCCTTGCTCAGGCATGGCGAGCCCTCCACATGTTGATTAGTACCCGAATGGCCTTGGGAGGCCGTAGTCCAAGGCCCGGAGCCTTGTGCCTGATCCAGCGCACCTTGATGCGCATGCCATCGATGTAGAACTCGGCCTTCTCATAGCCGAGCACCTTGCGCAGCACCGTGAGCATAATGGCCATGAACAGCCCGGCGAACGTAGCCGCCATCAAGCCGGTGATAGTGGCGTGGAACATGGTGAGCATCAGCACCGTGAACACCACATCCACAATGGTGGCGTAGCCTAGCCAGCGCCTGAGTGGTGCTACGCGGCAGAGCGTGAAGAACACGGTGCAGACGATGACCACACCGGCCGTGAAGTACGTAATCATGTCGGCTCACCCACACAGAGTGCAGGGTCGAATGCACGCGGCTGGCGAGCAGCATCGAACCGCTCAGCGAGCTTGTGCAGTTCATCGTACGTGCACAGTCCCGCTTCCTTGAGGTAGTCGTCACACAGTTGCGACCACTGTTCCCAAGTGAGGTTGCTGTGCCCGCCCTGCTGAACGCGGCGATATTCGTGCCATGCCATCAGCGCCAGCACGATGTAGTGCGCTTGCCTAGGTGTAATGTTCATGCCTCAACCCTCATGTGAGCGTAGATTGAGGCCGTGCGCAGTGAAGCATTAAGCAGGAAGTGCCTGCATATACGCACGGCCCTATCTAAGCTCTCGCCTAGAAACTGGTGTTAGTGGACCTGCTCCTGCTGAGGCGCAGTGGCGGCTTCCTTGGCCTTGCGGGCGGCGACAGCCTTCTTGAGGGCAGCAGGCTTGGCCTTCTTCGTGGCCACCGGCTTGTGCTCAGGATCGATCATCTTGAGCGCATTGATGATGGCCGAGTGGTCGCGTCCGGTTTCGGCCGCATCCTTCTCGAACTTGGCGAGCACCTGCTCCAGATACTTGGCCGGATCGATGGCCTTGTACTGCTGCTCAGGCTTGGCGAACTTCCAGAACGGCACCTTCATGGCCGCTGCCATGAGAGTGGCCTTGCCCGAGACATAGACGAACTCGTCGCCCTTGCCGGTGAAGCTGATAGGCCCGTGAGCTTCCAGCCATTCCTTGAGCGCATTCATCCGGCCCATTTCGGGCCAAGCCTGCAAGAACATGGCGAGCATCTTGTCGACCACACGCTTATCCTTGTGGGCGGCGTAGTGGTGCAGCACCGAACAGGCGATGACATGGGCTTCGTTCTGCACGGCCTGAGCCGACATGTGGAACTTGCCGATGGCGATTTCGACGGCCTTCTGCGTCTTGTAGAGGGCAATCTTGGTGGTGACGGTAGCGGTCATTAGCGTTCTCCGTGGGTTGTCATGGGTTGTCCATAGAGGGCAGCACCCGGCTGCACTCATGCTGAAAACCCTTGTCAGGATACGTGTGAGATAACTTCGTATGATCTAGTGAGGCGGCAATGCCGGTGCACATTGAGCCGGGCTACAGCCTGTAGTTAGCCGCGTTAGTCCAATCCCGTGCACTACGTGACGGATGGCCGTGGTGGCTGGCTGTAGCTAGTCCCGCAATGCCCTGTGACATTGCCGCACTCACTAACGGTAGTTATCGACCAGAGGGTCTAAGCTCGCTTGCGCCTCAACTTCGGGTAATCCCGTTGTGCTCGCCTCTGACTTTGTCCGCATCCGCTTCCGCAGGTAACGCTTTGTGTCGCTATTCGCAGGGCATAGCCCTACTGCGCCTTGGTGTTGTCCAAGGTCTACATGGCGTTTCAAGCCATGATATGCACTCCCCGGTTGCCGCTAGTCCGCACATAGGCTTGCGCCACTAAGTGCATTCATTCGGCTGGCATAGGCGTAAGCCACTAAGCCCGGTTGCAGTCTCGCATCTGCATGTGTGGCGTATATTCCAGCACCACCGTGTATCCCCTGTTATAGACCGGGTGGAGACAACCCCGGCGTAGGTAGCTGGCACTAGGTGCCTTGTGATCCTACTTGATCCTAGCCCGGTCCCCCTGCAAGTGCAGTCTTAACCGGCCTAGTCGTTTGCAGTTCGTAGCTGCATTCGATGGGTGGTTTATGACATGCCGTTTTGTGCGCCGCAAGCCCCTACAGTGCATAGCTACAGATAGTGAAAACACCATAAGACACAAAGGGATAGATACCGACCTATGCACCTAGTCTGTACCTGTACTGTGCTGTCTGTAGTAAGAAAATGCACAAGCAAGCAACAAAAGTGCTGTATGCTATGTGTACTATGGATGCACATAGATCAGCCTACAGTGTGAGATACAGTGTATATGGTGCTGTGCTTGGATATAGACTGCTAGCCTACCTTGGGTAGGTACAGTGTGAACCGTAGCTGCATGCACCTATCAGCCATAGCCATGCCCTACCGGCTGACTGGTCTATGCCCGGTATATGCAACCGGGTCGCGTGCCGTGCTGTACACTTGGTGTATAGCTTGGTGTTATACTTGGATTGCACCTAGTAGGCTTACAGTAGCTAGCTAGTATCATGGTCAAACCGATACCGGAAATGCTGGCCTTTGCTAGGTCCATATAGGGAGGGTGACTTGCCGGTTGCTGGCCGGAACCCGATACAGATGCCGCCGAGTGCGCGCCGGGTTGCCCAATGATGGAATACCGTCTGCGCATAGCGTGTGCGCACAGATCGGAAAACACGCGCGAAACACCGCACGCGCTATGATGCGCACATGTAGCAAGCCGTGTGCCAAGCCGAGTGCAGCCGGGGCGTACGGGGGACATTGCGCGGGTGTCTGTATTAGATACCCCGGCGCAAAATTGTATCGAAAATCGTGATTTCACCTGTCTGCACCTCCCGAGTACACGTATCGGCTACCCGATAGCGAATGTACTACACCGTGAACAAACAGAGGACAACAGTCCTAATGTGATTTAATTCCTATGTGGGCAACCTGTGGATAAGTCGGCGCACCAGAGCTATATTGCCCTGATGCGCCAACGGGTTAGTTGAACGGCACTTCCTCGTACTCGATCACAACGTCGAGCTGGGCACCGTTCCAAGCCGTCACGGCCTCGATGTACAGGGTCTGCGCAGCCAGAGAGAGTGCGCCGTTGAGCAGCGGAACTGCGTACGTGAGCGAGTTCGCAGCCACAGCAGTCGCAGCAAGAATTTGTGCGCCACCGGCTGCGGTGCCGATACGCACACCGCCAGTGATGGCAGCGCCGTTACGCTCAGCCAGGTAGATGCCCGTCATGCGCTTACCGGCAGCATGCGGGATGGTGAAGTTCGCGGTCTGGTTCACATAGCGGTAGCGCCGCGTGACCTTGTTCCAGTTGCGCGAAAAGAAGCCCTTGGTATGAGCAGGCATAATAGTCTCCTATTGCCCTCCACGCGGAGGGACGTTGTTATTATAGACGGTGAGCGAAACGCTCAGGTGATGGTGATCGCGACCGAGTTGGCCGAGGCTACGCCCTGTCCAGAGACAGAGACGCCGCGTACACGGAAGATCGAGGACACGAGAGTGAGACCACTGACGAGGCGATTGGCTGGAAGAGCCGTCCATGCCGAGAAAGTAGTCCCTCCATCCACACTTCGTGCCCACTCGAACGAGTTCGAGTTCACGCCAGCCGCGAAATTCAGGTCTACCTGACCAGAAGTCGCGGTATTGATGGCCGAAAGGCCGGTCGGCTGACCCGGAGTACCAGCCGCAGGAAGGGTGACACCGAGCTTGGCAGTGAGTACAGCCAGCGCGGCGGCAATATCCGGGATTATCCCCGGCGATTTCCGAGCAGTTTCAGCGATCTGCACGAGATCGGTACGCAGTAGCGACATAGCCTGTCGGTATGCCACGTTCAGAATGGTCGGAAAGATCAGAACAGCCATCATGGCCTCCTTTCACGAGAAAAGCCCGCCAAACGGCCTCATGCCGGGCGGGTAGGATGACCCATCCCGAGCCCGTGAGGGCTCAGGCGGGGCATTTCTGGCGGCCTGTGGGCCGGTTTAGGTGACGAGCCAGCCGAAGATGCCGGAGGGGTGCCACTGGATCAGCAGAGGCGTTCCAACGCCCGCTTCCTTGGCCTCACCGAAGTCGATCCAGAGCAATACATCGCCGGTAGTCGCATCGTAGATCACTGCTTTGTAGGCAGGTCCGATACTTCCACCAGTTGCTGTAACGCTGACATCATCAGCGTCTAGAGAGGCGTCGTTCGTAGTGACTACTGCCACTGTGACAGTCTGCAGCGTCGGCCCACCAGCAGCCCAGCCATTGCCGGATACCTGATTGCCCGACACCGAACTAACGTTCGTGTGCGCCCCGTTGAAGGCCGCACTATTGTTCAGAAGCATCACCTTCAACGTTGTGAGGGTGACTTCCTTGTTCGCGAACTTCTTCGCAGTGTGGTTGTAGAGATTGACCGTAACGGCCATCATAACTCCTAAAGGTACTGTTGGCCGACCCACGTTTGACGTGTGGTCGTCGCAACGAAGCCTGTGACCGTGTGAAGTACATCCCAGGTACTGAGGTCGTTTGACCCCTCGATCGTCCACCCTGATGGGTCGCGGCCGGTAGTATCGTTAGCCGTAGACCAGTCGTAGCTGGTGAGCAGCTTGGGTGTAGTGAAGTCGAATACTATCTCGGAAGCGCCCTTAGTCTGATGACTCTGGTCGTTCCACTTGGTGGCCGTGCTGGTGTCCCACAGCTTCTCAGGCCCTTCCGTAGACACGCCGGTCCACCCTGATTGGGTGATGGAAGCGGGTGTTGGGAAGTCGAAGCCGTTACTAAGGAGGCGGAACTCAGATGCCTGAGCCTCAGCCTGCGTAGTCGTGCGCGTCTCGGTGACACGCCACCGGAAGTACCGATAGGTTGCCAACGGGACTACCTTGCCCCACGAGGCCCACAGCGTGCCCTGTCCGGCGTTATAGCCGTTAGCTCCACGAACGGTGCCGCTGCTAGTGAACGTAGCCGTTGTGAAGCTCTGAGAACTCTCTACAAGCTGGTCATGGGTCTTCGTAGCGCCGGTCCATGTGGTGGTGTACGTAGCCGCTGTAGTATGACCGCCAGAGGCCATAATCAGTCCAACGTCACCGGCTCCGACCGAAACCGTGGTCGTCACATCGTTAGTACTTACGAAGAAGGTGCCGTTCGTATTGGCAGGGACGAAGGTGCTGTAGTTCAGCGAGAACACAGCGATACCCTGTCGGATTTGTGCCGCAGCGTACGTAGCCACGATGCTAGCCGTGGTGCCTGCTGGGAGCAGCACGCCCCATAGGGACTGGCCTACCGCCACACCGTCGGCCACCATTTGATGCTCGGCTAGCTTCGTAGCCGCAACACCGCCAACGGTGACACTGCTCGGAATAGCTCCCGTCGCTGTACTGGATGTCCTACCGCTGTTCACAGCGACGATGACATTCCGGTCAGCCGCAGCCGGGCCAATCGCCTGAGAGGCGAAGGTGTAGGACGAGGCATTCGTGGTGCTGACAGCCGAGGCCCTGAACGTGAGTACAGGCGGGTTCGACCCTTCGACGCCCGGCACGTACGCCAGCAGCGATGCACCAGCAGCGCCGGGCATAACGACAACAGCGCCAGTCGATACAATCGGCTCGAACCCCGCCGCCACGATGGCCGCGAAGCTCGGGACGATGATACGCCACGGGAAGTCCTGTCGGACCTGCGGGACGTAGCCCAGGTGCGCGATGCCCGCGTACGGGATACTCACCTGCGCGCCCGCGTACACGACAGGCGCGTAGCACGTGAGTGCCACACCGGCCTGCGGGACGCTAAGCTGCGCCCCTGTAGCGATCACGGGAGGGTAGCCCTGCACCGGGCCAATCGACGCCTGCGGGACGTTGATAAGCAGCCCTTGGCCCACATTCGGAGCCATAGCCTGCAAGGTCACGTCTGACCGGGGCACCTGCACCGACGCGCCGCCCTGCACAGAGGGAGGGGACATCGGGGTCATCGCCCAAATGAATGGAGGCGGCATGACCACTGAGCCGCCAGAGACGACCGGCACAAAGCCCGAGGTCTGGATGCGTGTGAAGGGTATCCGGGCTACAAAGGCTACCCATTCCGGGTCGCCTCTGATCCAGTCCTGTTTCTTTGGGGTCTTGCGCCCGAGGCGCGGTTCGGCCCCGGTGAAGTCCAAAGGTGTGGGCATTAGCGCTTACCGCTGCCCTTGTACTCGTTGCGCATAGCAGCGAAGCGCTCAGCATCGGCCGCAGCCTCGCCCTTACGCCCGCTGTCCAGAGCGAACCGGGCAATCACATGCGCCCGGATAAGGTCCAGAGTGGCGAGGAAGAGCTTGGCCTTGTCGGGCTGGCCCTTGATGGTTGCAGCAGCGGCAAGCAGTTCCTTGCGCATCTTGCTCGTGTAGCCCCACTTATCAGCGGGGAACCCGATCAGCGCAGGGTTCGTGCTCACTTGCGGCACCTCCGGCTTAGCCGGGGCTGTAGAAGTAGTGTCCGTCATCATGAACTCCGCCCTAGTCCGAACTTGGACAGGGCATTCGGTTGTTGGAATTGCTTGCCGAAGGGACCGGGCAGAGGTCTGCCGTCACCCAGCGGGTTCTTCATCAGCTTCTCGTACTGAGCGCGCCTAGCGGCGGCCCGAGCTACTTCGTCGCTAATCTGTAGGTTCTCGATCCAGTGCCGGGCAGAGCCAGCCACAGCGTCGAGACGGTCGTCGTGGAACAGACTGTCGCGCTCACGGGTGAGGCGAGCCATCTGCCAGAACAGGCTATAGGTGCTGCGTAGCTCCGCAGGGTACTTCTGGCATCGCTGCCAGTCGTCCTGTAGGAGGTCCTGATACACCACGAACTTGCCGGAGCTTATGATTGGCTCTAGCACGTCGATGATGCGCAGTTCCTTCTGGCCGGACTCCCATACGTCCTCTATTTCGCACTTATGGACCTTGGCAATTTTCGGTCGCAGCACCGCTGCGAACGCACCGTTGCCGAAGTTCTTCTCCACATCGATCTTGAAGGGCTGCCACTTCTCCACAAGGTCTGTGATGAAGTCTAGCTGCGGGTCCTCGATGCCGCCCTTCATGCCGCCTGCATCTGCAAGCAACACTCGACCAGCCAAGTAGCCGGTCACAGCGTAGGCAATCTCGTCGCCGTTCTTACCGCCACCCGAAGGGTCGATATACATGTGGTAGCCATTGATGGCACCGAACTCGGAAGCCTCTTGTACGCTGTAGGCGTCCTCCTTGATGGGGAAGCCCTCTGGCAAGGTCAGCTTGTTACGCTCACTCTTGACGAAGTTCAGGTACATCGGGCCGAGCTTGGCCTGCCGGTCAAAGCCGAGGAACCGGATGTTGCCCAGCTTGAGCGGGAACCTGTCCTGATCCGCCAGTTCCGTAGACAGCATGTGCTGTAGCTGGAAGTAGGCTGGACCCTGATCGATTTCCTTCTCAGTCAGGATGCTCTCGGGGAGCAGCAACGGGTCGGTAGGCTTGCCCCGTGTACCCGTGGGACCACCACCCGTTTGTAGGGTCGGGTCGGCCTTGATCCGCTCCATGAGCATTGGGGCCAGGTAGCCGCCGTAGCCCTTAAGCTCATCATTCGTTGGGTAGCGCCCGGTCCAGACGCGGATAGCCACGCCACGGTTCGGGAGGGTGTTGTACACGCTGTCCGTGGACTGCGGCGTACCGAGGTAGATGATGTCGCCCTTCTGGTTGATGGACGTGAAGTCCTTCGTCAGGTGGACGAGCAGAGCCCGGTTGTTCTGCGTACGGCTGTTCTTGGAGGACTCGATGTCGTCCGCAATCAGAACGTCAGCACGGCGGCCCTGCATGTTCGCAGTGATGCCGATACAGGCAATCGACGGAGACTTCTCCGGCCCCTTGAGGCTGTGATGCACGTCGAACGCAGTGACCGCAACACGGTCGCCTGCTGCACGGTCTGGCCGCAAGCACTCTAACTCAGGCATACCGTTGATGATCTGGATCACCCAATTGGCGATTTCTAGCGCAACGTCACCACCAGCCGACACGATAAGAACTCGTGTGCTTGGATCGTGGATCAGACGCCAGACAGCGTAGATAGCGGTGATCGTAGTCTTGGCTTGGCCGCGTTGGGCCTGCACCATTCTGTACTTAGGACCATTCGCCAGCCAGTTTCCGATGTCCTCTTGAACATCCGAACACTGGAACTGCATAAAGCCTTCGATAACGTCGATAAGGAAGTTCTCGAAGATGGGATACGCAGCCTGTAGCTGTTCTAGGTCCTCCCACCGCTTGAGAGCGGCAGAGGCGTCTTCTTTTAGTTGCACCGTCTCGTTTCTTAATGGGTCTATTAAGAGGCCCCGTAGGGCCTCCGGTATAGAGCCACTATCCCACTTGGGGCATAGGGATGACGTTACCTTTCCGGGCTTCACGGCGTGCCTGACGATCCTGTAGCTGGCGAGCCAGGTCGGATGTCTCTTTGTTCTCTTCCGGTACTGCCGTGATCTTGTTGTCCGCTAGGAACTTCGTGATGACGGAAAGCATAGCCGGGGATACCTCTGGAAACTCCAGAAGCTGTTCGGGCTCGGCTCCTGCTTCGATCAGTTCGAGGAAAGCGTCTGACGCCTTCTCGTAGCTGGTGAGTACCTTGGACATAACTCGTGCGATCTTCGCGTGAAGGTCGCCAAGTTCTGCTTCGGGAGCAGAGCCTTTCGCCATAGTTAGTCCTTACCTCCTGCGAGGTTCTTGATCGTCTTGATAGCCTTGGGCAACTCGATGACCAGACGTGCACCCAATAGGATCGCACCGCCGATAGCCATGAGGGTCGAACTGTGAGTGCCCAGCAAGGCTAGAGCGGCTGCGGCATAGCTAGCCACTGCGCCCCAAAAGTCGTGCACTTGATGCTCCATGTTCAGTATTTCTTGCCGGTGATCCACTGGTAGATCGACTTGTTACCCAAGCTCTTGAACTTGAACACTAAGCCGCTACCGATCAGTACACCGATGCCGATCAGGATGGCATTGAGGTGGCTGTACTGCCAGACGCACCCGATAAGGTCCGTATTGGCAGTGAACCAGTCGGATGCATCGCCGGGGATACCGAACGCCACATCGTGGGCATCACAGCATCCCTTCCAAGTACCATCCGGCCAGAAGTCACAGCCTTCCCCGATAAGGGGTTCGCTCATTTTCTGTCCTAGTATTTGATGTAGACCGGGAACGCCAAGTTCTCCGGCCGAGTGTCCGCAGACGGGTTCACCATCTGGTCGGTCGTGAAGCGGTTGCTGTCACGGGTGCGGTTCGTGCCGCCGCTATCGCCCGCAGACCATCCCGCACGAGGGTCGCTGTTCGCGCCGTAGTACGAGGGTGCAGAGATAGAGACGATGCCGCTGTGCTGGTGATCCCGGATGCCGTCAGCCTGTAGCGTACCCGCAACGCGGCCCGCATCCTTGCCCCGGCCATCATCCCATGCGCGCCGGAAGATGCCCCGCACATCGTGCAGAGGCAGGCGCTTGCCGCCGTCGAAGTCCGACTGCGCAGAGACGCCCCGAGAGGCGAGCGTGCCGGTGTTCGACTGGATAGGCAGGATGGTGTTGTCGTAGTCGTTCCACAGCACCGTGTAGAGCGCTAGGGTATCGGCGTTCGCCCTCTGTGTAGCACCAGAGGCTGCGTTGCCGATCGTCGTGCTGTTCACCTTGAGGTATCCAGCAGGCGGTGTCTTGGCGACATGATCGATGATGGTGCCAACAGGCACAACACGGCTATCCAGCCCGAGCTTCGTGACGATTGCCGCAATATCCGCAGCTACCGCACTAATAGTCCGGGCGTTTATAGCGCCGTCACCGATCTTCGCATTCTGCACCGCACCCGTAGCGATTTCGGGCGCACCCACCGCACCAGCGATGATCTGCTCCGCGCCCACACTATCCGGGGCCATCTTGGCCTGCGTGATAATGAGGGCCGCAACTGCCGCAGCAGCCGCAGCCGCACCGGCCTCTGCACCAGCAGCGCCACCGGCACCGCCGCCCGCAGAGTTACCCAGCACGAATGCGCGGGTAGCCAGGTCGTTGTCGTCAACAGGGTCGCCCACGTTCCGTAGGCGGAAGCCGTTCATGTCGAAGTCAGACGCGATAGGTCCAATTCGGCCGTCGATGGCTTCCATAGTGATGTGCAGGATTTGAAGCTGCATCGTGTCGAGGTTCTTCTCATCGAGGTTATCCCCGTTCGAGAAGTCGACTAGCAGGCTATCCTTGGGCACAGTCCGCTCGAAATGCACCACCGTGCCGTTGGGCACCGGGTCGCCAGAAAGGCGCAGCATATCGTAGCTGTCGAAAGTGATGGTGCGGTATATCTTACCGCCTAGTCCGTCTACCTCTCCCTCAACCTGCGCCGTAACGTGGCTTTCGGAGATATAGCCGAGAGTGAAGTTCACGTTGAATACAGTCGTGACCCCATCCCCGACCTTGTTAATTCTGGTTAGGGCCATGCCAATTCCTTGGTTATTCCATATAGGGAGGGTGAGCTTGCGCCCACCCTCGCCGGTTTAGAGAAGGGATTGGATGATGTCGGGCAGTCGAGTGGAGGGCATGGGGACGCCGGGGTTGGCCTTCTCCCACTCCTTCTTCTTCTTCCGTTCCTCTGCTTGCCACTTACGGTTCTCTTCCTTGCCGATGTTCAGCAGTGCGGAGAACCCATAGTAGTTACCCATCAAGGGTGTAGCCTTGAGCGCATTGATTGCGTTCGCATCCAGCCCCTTCTCCCTCAACCCTAGCGCTCCCGTAACGGGGCTGAGCAGCGCTCCGGGTATGTTCGCCATCTTGTTCAACGTGGGGAAAGCGGCAGGCATGGTGATGACATTGCTGTCGATACCACGGCTGTACTCGTTGAACTTGAGGTTATCCATTCCGAGGATAGACGCCACCGGGTCAGTGAACATAGGGAACCAGCCTGTCAGGTTTGACATACCGAAGGCTCCCTTCATCAGCTTCACCGGGTCTTGTGCATTCTCGGGATTACCGTTGATAGCCTGCTTGGCGGCGTAGACCGCACCCGCAGTCAGCAGGCCGTACGTCAGTGCAGCGATACTCTCACTGTCTGCGATACGGGCGTGCCGCATAGTCTGCTTCGTCATTGCGAGCAGCGGGAAGCTCTTCAAGTGCACGAACAGAGACATCAGACCGTCCTTGTGGAAGATCATGCTCTGCTCGCCCGCCAGTGCCTTCTGCACATGACGGTGGGCACTGAGGTTGAGCGCAGCCGTGAACTCTTCCACGTCGCGCGGGTCCCACTGATCGAAGTTCAGCCTGTGGAGGTACATCCGGTCAGAGTTCAGGATGCCTTCCGTAGCCATCGGGTCAGGCGGCTGGTAGAAGCCGCGCTTCTTCGGAGCCGGTGCAGCCGTAACGGAGCTAGTGCCCCGCTTGAACTCCACAATGCCCCGCTGGATGTAGCTCTGTAGCCGCCGCTGTAGATCGGGCGTCAGACCAAGCTCAGCCAGCCGTTCCGCCGACATGGGCTTCTCGCTGATGACGCCGAGCGTAGTCATGATCTTGTCCGCAGCCGCCGTCACGGCGATACGCTGCTGGAACTCCTTGATCTTGTAGAAGCCGGTCATGTAGCCCTGCAACCGGGCCGCTTGGTTCAGACCGTGATCGATGGTGGACCAGAACTCAGACTGTGCAGTCTGCTTCTCCATTTCATGCGTCATGTCGTCCCGGAACAGACGATGCTCCGGCTCGAAGATGTGCATGTGCGCCAACTCCTGCACCAGAGGGCTGTCACCCTTGCCTAGCGAGGACTTGAGGCTGTCGCCGGCGTAGTGCAGGAACTTCTCCCACCCGAACGCCGCAATGATCGGACCAGTCTCTGCGAGCTGGGTCAGACCCAAGCCGTTGAGCAGTGCGAGGTTCGTCAGCTTCATCGCACGGCTATAGCCTGCACTGATGCCCTGCTGCCCGTACTTCTTGCCGATGGCTCCCTCAGAGAAGAACGTGAAGTAGTCCTCCAGGTCATCGACCGTCAGGTCATGCTCATCCCACAGAAGGTCATCGAGCTTGGAGCGCCAGTCGTCACCCGAGAGCGGCACGCCGCCACGCCGAGCGATCTGCTCGTTGATGACCGTGCGGATGATCCGGTCGCGGTCCTGAGCGCTGTAGATGCCCTTACGGGCCAGCGCTGCACGGCCACTGGTGCCCCGCGAACGCCGCGCCATGCCCTGCAACAGGCCAGTGTCGATCAGGTCCAGAAGCTGGATGCCTGTCTCCGCGTCCTTCTCCCGAAGGTCCACGTCGATACGCTGCTTCGTCACACCCTGCTGACTGCGCTTCTCGCCCTTCTTCGTCAGCTTCTCGATCAGCTTGGTAGCTTCGGCCTGCGAGATACCGTTGTTCGTGAGCGTCTGCCGAAGGAAGTCCGCACCGTCCTCTTGGAGGATACCAATGAGGTTCGTGTTGATGTCCTCAGCCCGCGCCAGAGCGCGGTTGACGAGCGCCCGTGCGTACACGTCCGCGTCAGCCGGAAGCATATCCGGGTGCATCTTCTGGTACGACCGGGAGAGCAATCCCACCATACCGTCCTTCGTGATGCGGCCCTGCTTCATAAGCTGGTTCATCTTCTGGCCGGACCATCGCTGATGCATGTAGCCGCTCTTCCACTGGATGTCCTCCCAGCCGAGCACAGAGCCTTCGCCCTCACGCCCTTGGTTGATTTCCAGTTCACGCTTCGACCATGCATCGTGAGCGTCAGCAGCCTGACTCACTTCAAGGTTACGCTGCCGGGGACCGATCTGCTGGTCGTAGCGGCGTGCCTGTAGTTCCAGAGCCACTTCCCGGTCGAACGCCGCCTTGAGGTCACGGCTCATGTTCCGTTCTAGTACGCCCTTTCCCTGCTTAGCAGCCCACGCATTGTAGCTGTCCACATAGGCGGGGATACCAATACCGCGTAGCTGGTTCTCGTAGTCCACCTTTATAAGGGCGGCTGCACGGGCATTCGCAGCGATGCCACCGGGGCTGACCATCAGGTCGAACGCCAGCATCTTCGCCACGTAGCTCGGGGAGTTCGCCAGCTTGGAATAGACCGATCCCAGCGGGCTAGCGGACACCACGCGGTCGAACACACGGGCCGCTTTCGCTAGTCCAGGTGCAGCTTCCTCCACCTTGTCCCATGCGCTGTCGAACGCCTCGTAAATCTTGTGCTTGCTGTACCGCTCCTTAGCCTTCTCCATCGTGGCAAGCTCGTCGGGGTCTGCGACACCGGCCCGCCAGTCCGTGTAGGTGTTCGGGTTCTGTGCAGCGCCCACGCTAGAGCCTCCCGGCACCGCACGGGCCGTATCAGCGGGCGGGGTGAACGCCTGCGGTGCGCGGCCCTCGACCACAGGCGCGTCCGGTGATCCGTAGGGGTTCAAGTCCTCGTGGAACTCCTGCCGCGCCGACATGTCCGTGAGGGGCGTACCGTGCTCCACCTGATCGGCAAACTCATCCACCAGACTGGCGTTCGCCTTGGTGAACTCCCGAGGGGAGATAAGGCCAGCGAACCCACCGAGCCCCGTACCGAGCAGTGCAGCGGTAGGGATAGAGGTCCAGTCGCCGTGCGGATTGACGCCGTAATCGATCGTCATCAGGGCAGCGTTGCTAGCCCCGCCAGCAGCCGCGCCAACGGCGATCCGGCCGAACCGGGTGCCTAGCAGGCTGGCCTTGATCCCGGTCGCTGTGCCCCCGCTCAGCAGGGCAAGAGGGGCGTCCAAATCCACCAGCCCGGCGAGGGCCTGAGCGGTGAAGCTGGTGAAGCCGCCGCGCTTCTCCAACAGGGAGTTCGCCTCTGCCATTTCGTTATAGTCGGACAGCAGAAGCTCGGCCTCTGCGACGTTCCGGGTCTGCATCCAGCGCCATTGCCCTTCGGCAGGCACCTTGTCCTTGTTCGCGTCAAGCCATGCTGCGGCGTCCCACATCGGGTCTGCATCGCCAGCAAGAGTCTTGCGCTCGAAATCGTTGTACAGGTTGACTGCGGTGTTCGCGCCGCCTTCGATGGCCGTAGACACATCGTCTACGATATTCATCCTAGCGGCCTGCAACTGCTGCTGCCGTTCAACCTTCTCATAGTCAGTCGTGAGCGGTCGCAGGGCAATGCCCTTGGCGTACATCGCTTCACGCGGGTCGTCGACCATAGCGGCCATGCTCTCTCCTAAAATGAAGAGAGGGGCCGAAGCCCCTCCCGTTATTGTGGCACAGTGCCAAACTGCGACGGTTCCATAGGATTGTCGCTGTACTCAGGCAGGTCCTCACGGACCTTCTTACCTGCAATCTGCGTATCCGCCGCAGCACTCGTGATGCTACCGCCGATACTCTCAAGGAAGCCGACAGAGCGGCCCCGTTCGATGAAGTCCTTGCCGAGCGCAACAGCGTCGATGCGGAGGGCATCGATAGGCCGACCCTTCTGATCGAAGATAGGCGAACTGCGCGTATTGTCCGACCACAGCCGAACCTCGAACTGCTTCGTCCCGAAGTTGTAGTTCACCGAGAAGTCAGGGACCTGCTGCGTAGTGTCGAGGGTCACAACACCAGCAAAGCTGTTCTGTGCCATCAGCTTCTTCCAGTCGTCGCCCCAATACGCTTCCCCGTTCTCAAGGAGGTACTGCGTGATCGCACGCTGGGGCGCATCGGGAGGCGCATCGCCCAAGCCCATATCCGAACTCACGTTCCGACCGGGCTCACCGATGATGATTTCCCCGCCGATGATCCGCATGTTCTGCTTGAGGTCCGCCATAGCGATCTTCAAGTGCGCTTCCGGACTAGCAGCGGGCCACTGGCGATAGCTGGCAAGGGCCTGCTTCTCCAGGTACAGCTTCGCCACAGCCGTGTGCGACTTCAGGTACTCGATGTCGTCGTTAGACCACGAAGGCCCACCGAAGCCGAATTGCGATGCCGCCGTTGCGAGCATCTGGCCCATACCGCCCGTAACCTCGCCCAACGCCTCGTCCACAGACTTGCTCATCGCAATCTGGAATTTCGGGTCAGTGTGCGGGTTGTAGGTGATGTCCACATTCGGGTTGTGGATGGCTTCATACGCCTTGCGCAGCGTCTCGGCCGAGTTGCCCCGACCACTGTCCATAGCTGCCGCCTGTGCGAACAGCATCTGCGCATCGCCGGTGGGCAGCATCTGGTTGACGTAGGTGTCGCCTACATCCGGGTTCTGCGTCATGCGCTGATACCACTCGTACGCCATGATAGCGTCCGGAGTAGGCGTACCGTCCTTCCCGATGATGTTGCCGGTAGCTGCACTGGCGAGCATCTGGCCGAACTTCTCGTCAACGATACCCTGCTTGGCGAGCTTCGCGTACAGCATGTCGTCCAGCTTCACTGCGGCTTCCTCATTGCTGAGGTTGCCGAGCTTCACCTGACCGGCTAGCTCCACGGCCATCTGCTCGCGGGTGTACTGGATGCCCCACTCCTTAGCGGGGATCTTGGACACAGTGCCATTGGCATTCGGAACGCTGATGTCGCCAGTGATGCCGTCGAGGCCACTACCGCTAGCGATAGCCTGCTTCACCAAGTCCTTGAGCCCGTCCTCCTTGGCCTTAGCCGTGAGGGCAGCGTCCAAGTCGTTCTTCTCCGACACCATGCGGGAATTGCGGATGCTATCCATCTGCCCGAGCACGATGTCCGTGTGCTTGGCGTCCACACCGTACTTGTCGCTCAGGGCCTGCACCTGCGGAGCGATGTCGGAAACCGTCATGCCCGGCGTAGTGCGGATGTTGTCGTACAGACCGGCCAGCTCGTCCATATAGGCAGGGGTGTTCTCCCCGCCGCTGACGTAGGCCGCG